CTAATTCTTGCAAAAGAATATTTTGTTAAAAAAATTAACAATGATTCTTTTGAAATAACAGAATTTAAAGATGGTGCAACAATATCCATGTCTGAAAAAAATGATCCAGCTCAATTTATTGCACATGTAATCAGGTATAAGATATTATTTAATTCAACAACAGAATCTCTTGTTTATCAAACTCCAGCAATTACTCTCGGTTATTCTTTTGTTGCTGGCATTAATTTTTCTCAGTTTGCTAGTTACTTTGGAGGAAATGCCTCAACGCTTGTTGGAAATAGAGGACAGTTAAAACTTTATGTTGGTGGAAATAAAAACTTTAATAAAACATTTACTGGATCAATATATAGGATAGGATTTTGTACACAAAGAAATATAAATAAACTTAACTATCTTTTTGATTCTAATGGAACACCATTTCTTAGATATCAGTTTGACGGTAATGGCGTTGTGTATAGCTCTGGAGAACCAGCAGTAACAGCGAATGCTGGATACTTGTATGAAGATTATATTGATGATATTTCTTCTCATGTTGCTAGCTACACATTACTTTTAAAAAGCTTCTTTGGCACTAGATATCTAGATATTGCTACTAGTTCATCCTGGCAAGATTATGCTCCATTAACATATTTCGCAAAAACTATTACAAATTCAAATGGTTCAAAATCTTACGGACTCGATTTTATTCAATATAATTCTGATACAACTATCCCTAGCTCTTTTAGTGATGGTAACTATGACACGTCTAATCTGCAAACAAAGACATATGTTTCTTTTCAGATGATCACCTCTGGCTCAACAACAACCGATGATCTTTTTACAAATACAGAATTTTTACCAGCAAGTAGAATTGTAAGTCCTGGATCGGATTGGCTAACTACCAAGTATGAAGTTATTAACGGAACAATAATCTATCCACCAGCTGGAGTAAACATTAATGATCTTTCTATCGTTGTGCATGTTGACATGTCCTCAAAAGGAATAATCAAAAATCCAATTAGGGTTAGATCATTGCAATTAGCTGGCAAAGCTTTAAATTCACTTTCGGTTAATCCAATTCAAACACGATTTGGTATATCAATGTATCCGTATAAAAAATATGGTTTGTACTATGACTATAAGGCTCAAAACCCTTATTTGATGTACAAGGACAGTACTCCACATTTATACCTTACAAAACATAGCGGTATCGAACTAACTGGAGATTCATTCTCTAGCGATAGAGGAATATCTTTACCAGTTAATAGAGAAAGATCAGATAACTATAAACTATCTACCGTTCAGTTTTCAATGAGGTTTACCAGAAGTGATGCGGTAACTGAGCCAACAGAAATAATGCAAATAGATAGTAGTAGCTCAGAAGATATGATAAAGATATGGATTGAGCCATCAATTCCATCAGATAAAAGGTTTAGGCTATACGCTACAAATAAAAATAATGTATTGGATAAATCTGTAATATTCTATATCAATGGCAGAAGTTCTAGCAATCCAGTATTTTCAATCTATGATTGGAACATGATAGCTATTGCTCTAAAAGAAACAATTGATATTAGTGGTAAGTCTGGAAGAATCAATTTTGTAGGCCCAATAATGTTTAACAATGTTTCGTATTATGCCCTAAATTCTTTGCAGGCAGCAAACCTAGCTATCCTTGGGGAATCAGAATATGTAGGTATTGATCCATCAGTTATTTATGGCATCTTTACTGGTACAAATAAAGTAATTCTTGGAGATAATGTTGCATTATCACCACTAAGTTACCAATATTCCTTCTTAAATGACCTAACAATACAGTCTGCAACAGTCAAACCAGTATAATATGGTATACTAGTGGTTATGAAACAAAAGAAACCACGTTTCCCTGGTCAAGTCGGTGACACAAAAGTACAGGTTATCGAAGAGAACTTCTCTAACTTTGGTACTTATGTGTGGCATAAACCAAGCGGTAAAGCATTCACTGATGGTGAGGGTAACGCATTATCTATAGAATCAATGCGTGGCGATGCAATGCGTATTAATGAATTAAAGAATGCAGCAAGACATTATGGTCAAGCTGAAGGTGTGGCTAAGTTCTATCCAAATATGAGAAAGATCTCTGAAGAAGAACACAGCGAGCAAATAGACAGAATGGCCCAGGGACTTATTCCAAGTATGAATGACCTTGGTGCCGTTATTGCAGCAAAGAAAACACTAAATGAGTACGGGGATGAGGGATAATGTCTGAATATGTTGTTGGTGCATCAATGCCAGAGATACAACAAGAAGAAGATCTATTTAAGAAACAAGACCCATTTGGCAAAGACTGGAATGATCTTAAGTCTTTTAATGGATTAGACACAAACTTTAAACGACGCACTAGCAGAGTTGCAAAGTATGTTCAGATGCCACCAACAGCAGACTACCTTGATTCGGCAAAGGCCACAGCTGCTGGAATTGAAGGGGCAAAGTCTAAAGAGATTAACCCAGGAGATGTTTTCCGTAATGGTTATGGAATGTTTGATGTCATCACACCACCTTGGAACTTATACGAACTGGCAAACTTTTATGATACTTCTTTTGCCAACCATGCTGCTATTGATGCAAAGGTAGAAAACATTGTTGGCCTAGGCTATGACTTTGAAGTATCAAAGAGAACAATGCTAAGGCTAGAAGATAATCAAAATACAGAAGCAACTGATCGTGCTCGTAAAAGAATTGAAAGAGCTAAAGTTGAAATCAAAGATTTCTTAGAAAACTTAAACGATGATGAATCTTTTACAGAAACTTTAAATAAATTTTATACAGATGTTCAGGCAACAGGAAATGGATACTTGGAAATTGGAAGAACAATTAAGGGCGAGATTGGCTACATTGGACACATCCCATCAACTACAATGCGTGTGCGTAGACTGCGTGACGGGTACGTACAGATAATTGGAAATAAAGTTGTTTACTTTAGAAATTTCGGGGCAAAGAACCCAAACCCAGTAACAACAGATACACGACCAAATGAAATTCTTCACTATAAAGAGTACTCACCACTGAACACATTCTATGGTGTTCCAGACATTATGTCTGCCATTACATCTCTTCAAGGTGATCAGCTAGCTTCTCAATACAACATTGACTACTTTGGAAACAAGGCCGTGCCACGCTACATTGTTACCCTTAAGGGTGCTAAGCTATCTGCTGATGCAGAAGATAAATTGTTTAGATTCCTTCAGACAAATCTTAAAGGACAGTCACACCGAAGCTTATACATTCCATTGCCTGCAGATAATGATGGCAATAAGGTTGAGTTTAAGATGGAGCCTATTGAAGCTGGTGTGCAAGAAGCATCGTTCAAAGAATATAGGACACAGAATCGTGACGATATTCTTATTGCCCATCAAGTTCCACTATCTAAGATTGGTGGTGGAGATAAGTCTGCTATTGCAGCAGCTCTAGCACAAGATCGCACATTTAAGGAGCAGGTATCTAGACCAGCTCAACGTAATCTTGAAAAAATGATTAATAGGGTAATTAAAGAAAAGACTGACATCCTAGAGTTTAAGTTTAATGAGTTAACCCTAACTGATGAGATTGCTCAATCACAGATTTTAGAACGGTACGTAAAGACTCAGGTTATGACCCCAAATGAAGCACGTCAAAAACTTGGTTTGCCACAAAGACCAGATGGTGATGAACCATTCCAAATGTCTTCACGTCAAGCTACAGACATGAGAGCTAATACTGATAGAAATAGGCAGAGAGATGCCGAAAGATCAAATAACCAGGCAGACAGTCCTGCAACAATTGACGGCAGAAATGCACAAGGTGAAGGACAAGCAACACGATAGTTTGAATAATTAACATTATTCAAAAAAGGTTGTATAATTGAGGGAGTATGACTATTTTTAAAGCACACTGGGATACTGAAGGCGATACCGTTCGCCTGTCTATGCCATTCACAAAAGTTGATCAAGAGAGGCGTATCGTCTCTGGCTTTGCCACCTTGGATAACGTGGATAAGCAAAATGATATTGTTACGGCAGAAGCCAGCATGGAAGCTTTTACAAAATTCCGTGGTAATATTCGTGAAATGCACCAGCCAACAGCTATTGGCAAAATGGTAGATTTCAAAGAAGATAAATACTTTGATCCAGAAACAAAGAAATTCTACCGTGGTGTATATGTATCTGCATATGTTTCCAAGGGTGCACAGGATGCATGGGAAAAGGTTATTGACGGAACATATACAGGATTCTCTATTGGTGGTAAAATGCTAAAGTGGGATGACGCATATGATGAGAAGATGGAGCACGAGATTCGTGTTATCAAGCAGTACGATCTGATTGAACTATCTTTGGTTGATTCCCCAGCAAATCAGTTTGCAAGCATTCTTTCTGTCGAAAAGATTGATGGCGTTGATGTTATTACTGGTATCGATTCAGATACAGTTTTAGAAAATGTATTTTGGGATGCAGCTTCTGACCTAGTGGTTCTTTCAGAGAACGAATCAGAGGTTAGCCCAGTATCTGGTGATGTAATGGAAAACATTGGATTTGTTGAAAAATCAGATAAAGAAAAAGCAGACATGATAAAGTTCTTAATTGATAGTGCTAAAGGCATTAATACAGTTAAGATAACAAAGGAGGTAAGTCCTATGACTAACGCAACGAAAGACCTTGTAGAGAAATCTGATGAGGTTGTTGAAGAAGTAGAGGTCGCTCCAGAGGCAGATGCCGAAACTGAAGAGGTTGTTGGAACAGAAGAGACTGGGGTAGAAGTCGATGTCGAAAAGTCTGACAACGTTGAAGAGGTAGCCGAAGAGGCTACCCCAGTTGATGCTGAAGCAGTCGAAGAGGCTGTAGAAGTTGACGAGGTATCTAAGTCAGACACTACAGATAATGTTGTTTCTGAAATTAAGAATACTATCACATCAGCCTTTAGCGATCTAGCAGAAACCGTAAAGTCTCTACACGAGCAGGTTTCAGAAATAAATAAATCACTCGACTCAGTCAAAGCACAAGTTGCTGAGACAAAAGAAGAGTTTGGAAAGAGGGTTGATGCTGTTGAGGCAGATACCGCTTTCCGCAAGTCTGGCGATCTAGGCGAGATCGTACAGGATGAGCCAGAGATGGTTCAAAAATCCCTATGGGGCGGACGTTTCCTCAAAACTGCCGATCTATTTAAATAAAAAAATCACTTAGGAGGTGACAAAATGTCGGAAGAGATTATCAAAAACTATCCAGGAGCTGGCGCTAACGAAACAAACGGCGAAGGCGCATTCGCATCTGGAGGCATTGGTGATGTTTCTAGTCCTGGTGCAAGCACCTTGGGAAACATTGCTACAGCCGAATTTGGCTTGACAACTGGTCCTAATGCCGTAAACCCTTCAGGTGACGCAGGCAGTGGAATCCTACGTCCTGAACAGGCACGTCGTTTTATCGACTACGTCTGGGACGGGACTGTTCTCGCTAAAGATGGTCGTCGTGTTACCATGCGTGCAAACACCATGGAACTCGAAAAAGTCAATGTTGGTGAGCGAGTAATTCGTGCAGCCAATCAAGCTGATGCAACATACACAAACGCTGGAGCTACATTCAGCAAGGTGGAGCTTACTACAAAGAAGATCCGTCTTGACTGGGAGGTCTCAGCAGAAGCACTTGAAGACAACGTCGAAGGTGCTGGTCTAGAGGATCACTTGGTCCGATTGATGACAAATGCTTTTGCAAATGACATCGAAGACCTCGCCATTAATGGTGACGGTTCAACTGGTTCATTCCTCTCCATCATGGAGGGTTTTGTTAACCAGACCACAACCAATGGCGATGCTCACGAGTATGTTGCTACAGTATCTGGTAACGCATTTACCCCTGAAATTATGCAGGGTGTAATTAGCTCTTTGCCACGCAAGTACCGTGCCTTGAAGACTGGTCTTAAGTTCTATGCAGGAACTGACACGTTTGCAGGCATCGTAAAGGCTAACGGAACGGACAGCTCCAACATCTGGACTGAAAACTACCGTAACACCTACCTTGCTGGTACTGACCAAGTTATTGGTGAAGCACGTACCACTCGTATCCTTGGCATCCCCGTCATGGAGGTTCCTTACTACCCAGATGGCTATGTAGACCTTACATTCCCATCTAACCGTATTTGGGGCTTCCAGCGTGACATCACGGTTAACCGTGAATATGTTGCCAAGAAAGACACCATTGAGTACACCGTATTCGTACGTTTTGGTATTCAGTGGGAAGAGGAAGACGCCGTTGCATGGGTTGATGCACCAGCTGACAGCTAATTCTAACTAAATAACCCGATTAGGGGGCAGGGGGAAACCTCTGCCCCCTTTTCTAATTTGCTGATATAATTAGTTAGGAGGAAAAATGACAGACAACGTAATTAAAAATCCAGTTCCAAAAAACTTTCAAAATAATACAAAAGCTATTGCTGATGTAAAAAATGGAGTAATAGGAACAGGAACTATTGCTCAAAAAAATATAAAAAATAATACAGAAAAAGAAGTAAAGGTTAAAGCAGAGTATGAGAAGGTAGCAATATTCTCCAGCAAAAGCGTATCTTTACCAGGAGTTGGAAAGGTATCTAAAGGATATAACATTATTCCAAAGAATACTTTAGACAAGTGGTTAGAACGTGATCATGTAAGAGAAGCTACACCACAAGAAATAGCCGAGGAGTTTGGTCTATAGCATGGATATCCTAAGAGTACCTTCACTAGCAACAACTGCTTCCATCACTGGTCTTGCAGCATCTACAGAATATGACTACAGTATTCTTGATGATGTAGATCATTCGGTGACCGAAGGTACAGCTACCTCAACATCTGCAGGTAAATTACTTATTACACTGCCTTCAGAATATGACAGCTCTTATACTGTTACCGTTGATGGTGATGAACACTACTTCACAGTTGTTAGGCCATACGTTGATCCAACGACTAAGGCTAGTACTGCATCTGATATTGAAGAGTACAAGGGGTATGAAGAGCTTGCAAGAGCTATGATTGATTCTGTAATATCCGAAGGATTCTATTACCGTAAAAGGTTTATTGAAACTATCGGTCTTGGTGCTGATTATATTCCAGTATGGCAGAGGGTAAACAAAGTTTTAAAGTTATACGAAAACAATGTTCTTCTTTATGATGCCGCTAACCCAGAAGACTACGTAACGTCATATTCTTTGACAAGCGATAAGACAGCCATTATGGAGAATAGCACAGGAATGATTAATAGGTTAGAGGGTGCCCTGAATGTCTTTCCAGCTTCTGCTTCTGATATTATGGATACTAAATACTCCTATCGTGGCTTCCCAAAAACATTTGACTATAAAATTTTAGTAACACACGGATATACTAGCATTCCATCAAATATTGTTAAAGCCACTGAGCTTTTGGTAGACGATATTTCTTGCGGAAAAATGGACTACTACCAAAGATATATTACTAGTTACAATACAGATCAGTTTAAGGTGCAGATGGCACAGCAGGCATTGTCTGGCACAGGCAATCTTATTGTTGATAAGATTCTTTCTAACTATGCGAGGTATTACGGAACTCCAGGAGTATTGTAATGAGTTGCGATACTAAAGATTTTCGTTTCCCAATGCAAGCGGATATTTTTTATCCAATCATAGAACAGAGTGCTTATGGCAATATCTCTAAGATGTGGACTTATGATAGAACCATTGCTGGCAACTTTGTTTATGCTGGCACTGCAACAAAAGAAGAAGTTAAAATAAACATAGTTATTGTAGAAGATATTATTTTGTCTGGAAGAGTCAGGGAAGATATCAGGCATGGATCATTTGAAGAAAACTTTGCACTAACAAATATTGTTGTGACCAACATTAGAGATAGACAGTGTAACGAAATTTATACAGAAACAAGTGGTCCAAGAAATGGACAATCTACATTATTTGAAATAGCTACACAAGAGCCATTCATAAATCCATTTGGCACAGTAGATTACTATAAGCTTATCCTGAGAAAGTCAGAGAATCAGGAGTTTGACGTATGATAAGTACAAGGTTTGATCTAGATAAAAGTTTTGCGAGAGAGATGAATAATCTTGTTCAGTATTCTTTTGGATTTGTGGAAGGTGCTAATGCAGGCAAAAAGATATTTTTTGCTACAGTTGGAGAAAAAGCTACAGAAGCTCTTAGTTTTTTTATTGACTCCATGAGTAGACAAAATCCAGAAATGCTTCATCATGTTTATGAATGGAATCAGACCGGAAGTCCAAATGCTAGACTTTTTGATATAAATTATACTGTCAGTAATCTTGGGTTATCTTTAAGATCAACGTTTAGACAATCATCATCAATTAAAAATGGTTCTAATATTCCATTTTATGATAAGGCAAATATGATGGAGAATGGAATTTCTGTAACTATTAGACCAAGAAACTCTGAGGTTCTTGTGTTTGAGGATAATGGAGAAACTGTATTTACTAGAAATCCTATTTCAGTAGATAATCCTGGTGGTCAATTTGTTCAAGGAAGCTTTGAGAATAGTTTTGATTTATTTATAAATAGCTATTTATCTCAAGCATTTTTGCAAATTGCTGGGATTACTAAAAAATTTGGAAATATGAATACATATAAGAAAAATTTACAATCAGGACTTAAGGCTGGAAAATCTGCTGGAATACCAGCTGGACTTAGATGGATAACAAGTCTTGGAATAGGAGCATAATGGCTATTACATATCCACCTGTACTAATTAACGAATACCTTGCCGAAAAGGTCCCAGAGAGGCTACCAGGCCGTTTCAAGGGTGAGTTTAGATTCTTCCCTACCCTTCCAACAGATATCAACTCTTTGATGAAAAGCTATCCAGCCAATGCTAATGATGTTTTTGGGGTATATGATAGAATGTTTAAACTAAATAGGAAACCATTCCCACACATTAAGTGTGAGCAGATAATGCTATACCTTTATAAAATGAATAGTGATCCAGAAGCCTTAATTGAAACAGTACAGGTAATCTCTGATCTTCTTGATCGTAAAGATGAGTCTGCTCAAGAAATCAATGCCTGGATATCTACAAAAGTAAATAGCTCTAAGCTAGTTGCCCTTGGGACTGGAAGACAAAAAAGAATATTTAAACCAGTATTTTTTCATGAGCTTAACATGTACTCTTTGGAGGAAGCAAGAGATATAGTTGCCCAACAAACAGCTAGAACTTATTCTGCAACCAAGATTATAATTAGCTATGACTACCATGTTCAAAATTATTCATAAAAGGCATGTATAATTATATTGAGGAAACACGCCCATATTTCATTATAGAAAATGAGGTGAAAAATTATGGCATATACTCGTGGTAATAGCTCACAAATTATTGTGGGTGCTGCTGCACTATTCACATACGAAGCTGGTACATTGGCTGATACCGATCTACCTAGCCTAGTCGAGGACACGTCTTTCAAAAATACTTTGACCGACGACGTTGACTTCCGTAATGTTGGATACACTATGAATGGTCTGGAAATTGTTTTCCAGCCTGACTTCGGTGAAGTACAGGTAGACCAGGTTCTAGACGTTGCTAAGCTTTACAAGCAGGGTATGCAGGTTAACCTGAATACTGCTTTTGCTGAAGCAACACTTGAGAACCTTCTTTACGCAGTTGCTGGACGGGACGAAGACATCGACCCAACTGGTGACGACACTGGAAACGAGAAGTGGGTTGGAAACCAGGTAATGAACCTTTCTGCTGGTGACATCGGAGAATGTCCTGTAGAGCGTGGTCTCGTTGCAATTGGACCAGGTACAGGTGACTGTGCTGCTTCTGAAACCATCGAACGCATTTACGTTGCATACCGTGCACTCTCTATTGAGAGCGTTACAGTATCAGCTAAGCGTGATGAGGCAACTATGTTTGAAGTTTCGTTCCGCCTTCTTCCCAATGACGCTGCGTCATATGGTAAGATCGTTGACCGTACACTTTCCCTAGTTTCCTAATAAAGCTGTAAAGTAATAGAGCTGCCCAGGATAAAACCTGGGCAGTTTTATTTTGCTACAATAGAGTAATGGCTAAGAATGTTTACGAATCAAAAACTATCAATCTAATCGATGGTACAGAAATTCTTATGAGTCCATTAAAAATTAAATTCTTAAAAGAATTTATGGATATCTTTGATTTAATTAAATTTGCTACTAATGATGAACAGTCTATAATGATATTATCTGAATGTGCAACAATCTGTATGAAACAACATTATCCAGTTATAGAGAATAGGGAACAGCTAGAAGACTTGGTTGATCTCCCCACAATATATGAAATGCTTGATATTTGTGCTGGCATTAAAATTAATGGTGAAAAAGAAGATATTGAAAAACAAGCAAAAGACGAGAGCGATAAGAGCACTTGGAATAATTTAGACCTAGCTTCACTAGAAGCAGAAATATTTATTATTGGATCTTGGCAAAATTTTGATCATTTAGAAAGATCTGTTTCAATGTCTGAGTTGCTTATTATTATTGAAAAAATTAGAGACCTAGACTACAATGAAAAAAAATTCTTAGCTGCAATGCAAGGTGTTGACTTAGATGAACAAAGTGGTAAAAGTAATAAGTGGGAAGAAATGAAAGCCCGTGTATTTAGCGGTGGAGCAACTAGTAATCCAAATGATATTACTGCTTTACAAGGTATCAATGCACAAAAGGCTGGATTTGGTATCGGCATGGGGCTGGGGTATGAAAAGATTGAACGTAAAAAAGATTAGCTCTGTGTTATAATAGAATAGCCGAGAACAGGAGAAAGACAATAATGGCAACAAATGTAAATGAAGAAAAAGAATTAACTTTGGTTGATGGTTCAAAGATTACTGTAAGACCACTAAAGATTTCACTTCTTAGAAGTTTTATGAAAAAGTTTGAACAAATTCAAGAAGTAGCAGCAGATAACGATAAGTCTATGAATATCCTCATGGAGTGTGTACAAATTGCTATGAAGCAGTACAAGCCAGAACTAGCAGAAGATCTAGAGAAGCTTGAAGAACTACTCGATTTACCAACAGTATATCGAATTGTAGAAGAGGCATCTGGGGCGAGACTAACAGATTCTCTTATTAATATGTAATAAGGGAGTAATTGTTCATGGCTGATGCACAAGCCAATATAGATATAAATCTTAATGCGTCACAAGCTTTAGCAACGCTTCGTTCTTTGCAAGCTGAAATTTCATTATTTCAGCAAAAAATGACAAAGCTTAATGCTAACGCTAATGCTCAAGCCGTGGGTATGCAGAGAAATCTGCTAAATAGCATTAATTCTACTGGTCAATTCTCTGCAAGAATGACTACAATTGCAAGTAGTACAGAGTCATTCACAAATGCTTTAGAAAAAAATAAGCTGTCCATGGGGCAGTATTTTCGTTATGCTGGAGCATCCTCAAAAAACTTTTCTAAGCTGTTTCGTACAGAACTAGATACTGTAAACAAGGTTGCTAGAGAAAGAGTTAAAACTCTTCAAACCCAATATATCAAAATGGGTCGTGATGCCAGCGGTTCATTAAAAGCAATTGCCATAAGACCATTAGCTTTGGATATGGAAAGCCTTGCAACAAAGACTGCCATAGCCTCCCAAAAGCAAGCACTGTTTAATCAGTTAATTAGACAGGGTTCAACTAACATGTTGAACTGGGGTAAAAATACTCAGTGGGCTGGTCGTCAGCTTATGGTTGGTTTTACAATTCCTTTGACTATTTTTGGAACTGTAGCCTCAAAAGCCTTTATGGATCTTGAAGAGCAGGCTATTAGATTTAAACGTGTTTATGGAGAACTTTTTACTTCTCAAGCAGAGACCGATAAAATGCTTGCAAGCCTTAAAGAGCTTGGTAGTGAGTTTACAAAATATGGAGTTGCCCTAAAAGATACCATGGCTATGGCTGCTGATGCAGCTGCAATGGGTAAGATGGGGGCTGATCTTCTTGCACAAGTAAGTCAAGCATCTAGACTAGCTGTGTTGGGTGGGGTAGGACAACAAGAAGCCTTAGATACAACTATATCATTAACGAATACGTTTGGAATTGCTGCAGATAAATTATCTGAAAAAATTGACTTCCTCAATGCCGTTGAAAACCAAACTGTTGTTAGCATTGAAGACCTAACTACAGCAATTCCAAAAGCTGGTCCAGTAGTCAAACAGCTTGGTGGAGATGTAGAAGATCTTGCGTTCTTCCTTACCGCTATGAAAGAAGGTGGCATTAATGCTTCTGAAGGTGCTAACGCACTAAAATCTGGTCTAGCCTCTTTGATTAACCCATCAGCAAAAGCATCTGAAATGCTTGCTGGTTTTGGTATTAATATCAATGGTATTGTAGAAGCTAATGCTGGAGATATAAAAGGTACGGTTATAGAGTTTGCTAAAGCCTTAGATACTCTAGACCCACTGAACAGGGCAAGAGCTATTGAGCAATTATTTGGAAAATTTCAATTCTCTAGACTTTCAACACTATTCCAAAATGTTGTAGCTGAGGGTAATCAGGCTAGTAGAGTTTTAAAGCTTACGGCCTCTAGTACTGAAGAACTTGCAATTCTTTCACAGAGAGAGCTTCAGCGTATTGAAGATTCTCCATTGTTTAAATTTAGAAAAGCTTGGGAAGACCTAACCGTTGCGTTAGCACCAGTTGGTGAAGCATTTCTTAAAGCTGTTACTCCAATTATGGAGTTTGGTACTAAAATATTAAATAAGTTTAATGATCTTAGCGATGGCGGAAAACAAGTTGTTATAGGCCTCGTAGCTACGCTAGGTGTTATTGCCCCATCAGTTTTGATGATTGTTGGTCTTTTTGCTAACGGTGTTGCTAATATTATTAAATTCTTTGCAGCAATTACACAAATTGGTAAGGGTAGTGCTGGAGTTAGAGATCTTGGCACTCAAACAGAATACATGACCCAACAGCAGCTTGAAGCTCAAGCAGTTGCTGCTGCACTAAATCAAACACACACTAATCTAAAACAAACATTTAGTTCTGAGACAGCTGCTGTAAGGGGCCTGACAACAGCTTATGAACAGCAGGTGGCAGCTCAAAGACTACTTCTAGGCGTTCCAGTTCGTGGAGGTAGAGCGAGAGGAATGAGTTCTGGTGGAGTAATCCCAAAATATGCTAATGGTATTTTTTCTGTTCCTGGACCAAAAGGTGCTGGTGATGTAGTCCCAGCAATGCTTTCTCCTGGAGAAGCGGTTATTCCAGCAAAACAGGCACAAAAGTATGGTGGCTTTATTAAGTCAATGATAGCTGACAATGTTCCAGGGTTTAGGTCTGGATATTCGTACCCTGGGTCAAAACCAATCTCAGAAGCTAATCCGATAGAGCTAGCTAAGGCTAATGCCGCAGCAGCAGCCACAGAAAAAGAATTGCTAAAGATGCGCAAAGAGGGCACCGCAATAACTAATAGTGAGATTGAATCAGCAAAGACAATAAATAGATCTCATAGAGTAGATCTTACTGGACTTAATAAAAAGGACATATCGCTATGGGATAAGCCAGGTATGTGGAATCCAAGAACTGGTGGAGAAAATAATTTAATTGGAGATACTGTTAGAAAATCTCCAAATAATCAAAAAGTTTTATCTGAATATTTAAAAAAGACTAATGCCAGCTCTAAAGACATCAGGTCTATTATGGATAAAACTCAAAAAGGTATTGCATTAAGCAATAGAGAAGCTTCTATACAGGGCAAAGCACTAAGAGCAATTGGCAAAGATTGGTCTGCTGGCAAAATTCCTAAAAAGGCAATGTCGGCAACATTTGGGAAATACGCTAGGGCAGTAGGAGTTGGTCAACTAGCCGCAGACAAACTGCCGCAAAGTGATTGGACTCCTGCTCAAAAAAAGGCAGCAGATCGCCATGTTGCTTCGCTTAAAAAATCAACCAATGCTAATGAACAAAATACAAAGACTACACAACAAGCTACTACAGAAAAAAAGAAAAATACTGCTGCTGTCAAAAAAGTTACAAAGACTACTACTCAAGCTGCAAAAGCTGCAAAAAAATCAGCTACGGTAGTGCCACCAGTAGCACCACTAGGGAAACCAGCACCAACTGGACCAATAACATCAACTGTTGGTAAAGATGGAAAAACATATTATTCGCAGGGTGGAAGAAGAATTCCTGCCCCTGCCCCAGCACCTGCAAATGCCCAAGCACCCAAAGGTAGAATGGGGGTTGGAGGAATTGGCATGGCAACAATGACAGCTGGTATGGTAGCTGGAATGATGCCTGGAGAAGCTGGACAAAAGTTGGCTGGCCCACTAATGGCAGGCGGTATGGCGATGTCTCTTTGGCCAACCCTTCAGCCACTAATTATGACACCAATTGGTGCACTAGTAGCAGTAATAGGAGCTTCTGTAGCCGCTATTTTAGTTTGGAACGCAAGAATAAAGCAGAGTGCAAAAAGAGGGGCAGAATTTGCTGAATCTATAGGTATGACGACAAAGTCGGTTCAAACTCTTAGCGAATTTACTGGAACGGTTAGTGCTACGGAATTAAGGAAAAAGTCAAAAGACAACATGCTTCTTGGCAGGCAGCCATTTACGGCAGATCAATTAGCTTTTGGTCAATCATTTGTAGAAACTGATCAAGGAAAACAAATGATTGAAACAGTAAATAGATTACAGAAGGAAGGTAGGTCTTCCCAAGAAATTGGATCTACAATTGCAAGAAATCTTACAAACGCAATGCTTCAGGGTGTACTAACTGAAGACCAGGCAAGAGGAATCGTTCAAGCATTAGGTCAAGAGCTTAATGATTATAGTATTCCAATGAATATTTCTGGAAAACTTACAGAACTTGTTGGAATAGATGGAGTGCTATTAAACAAAGATCCTTTCCAGCTTTCTGTTGAAATTCAAAAAGATGCAATGAATGATCAAGCAGAAATGTTTGGAGCAACACTCGCACAAATTGCTGGAAATAATTTAGGTGATTTTATTGATTCTAAGCAAGCTATGTGGGGTTCTGTCATTGGTGGTGTTACTGGAGCTATTGTCGGTGGTGTTGCTGGAGCAGTTACTACAGGTGGTCTTGGCACAGGTGCTGGTGCGGTTGTTGGTGGTCTTGGTGGAGCGACAGCAGGTGGTGGTTTTGGTGCAGCTTTGGCAATGGAAGAAAAAAATACTGAGCTTAGGTCAATGGCTATTAATTTGGGGTATGATGCTCTAGAGCTTGGACAACAACAGCTAGATTCAATTGATATGCAATATAGTCAACAGCTTAATCTTGTTGATCAAAAAATTAGTCAAGCAACAACAGAGGCAGAAATAAATCGTCTTATGTCTGAGCGTCAATCAATAACAGACAGGTATACAGAAGCTCAAGGTAAAATCTTAGATCAAAACCAGCAAATTGTTGACAGCTTGGTCCAGCAAGCAGAATTAATAGGTAGAAAAAAATTCTTTGATATTTCTAAAGAATCAGCACTCGGAATGTTCCCTGGTATGGAGGCATTGATAGGCCCAGCCATGGATACCGCTCTAAAAATGTCTGAAACAAAACCTGCTGAAACATCTTCAGTCTATGATAATGGATTACCTAAATATGGAACTACTGGTAGAGCCTATAGTCGTTATAATGTTCTTGGTCCAAAAACAAGTAGTGGTCGTGGAACATTAAAAGGTCAAGCAATCGCAAATCAAGCAGTAGAAGATAAAAGAAACTTTGCTGTACAAGTTACTGCTGATTTTATGGGCGGAAACCTAAGTCCATTTGTATTTAATGATTTAATAGAGGCTGGTTCAAAAGATACAGCTATCACAAGAAAATATAACGTATTGGCCAAAGAAGTTGGTGGTGCAAAAACTGGACAACTAGTAGAACTCCTCAGCCATTATGGACAAGGTCCAGGGGCAGAGGATACTGGTTCCTTTAAATTTGCCATGAATTTTGCAGCAAAAAATGTAGATAAAGTTGACAAGGTTACAGAAGCTATCGCTATTCTTTCTGGCGTTGATACAGCTTATGGATTTGAAGTAGATCTTTCAGAAAACGGCGTAGAAGAAAGACTTAACGAAATTATGGCTGGCTTGGAAATTTTAAAAGATTATCCAGACATGATAGACCTTTCTACTGTAACAAAAGATGCAGCGGGTGGTAACGAGATATTCCAGCAATTCCTTGACTCATATGGAGACTTAGAAAATCTTGGAGATGTATCCAAATCATTCTTAATTGATTTTATTGCAACTATGAATAACCCAGATCTTGTATCGCAATATATGGCAGCAACAGGGCAGGCCGCAGGTGGTGTTGCTAGACAAATAGAGTCTGGAAGCCTTACTAAAGGGGACATGACTACTGCAATCCTTAAGGCTCAAGGAAAAACACCTGGGACTAATGCTGCTGCTGCTCCTGTTACTGATACTAGTGGTGGCGGAACCGACTCATCTTGGCTTGATCCAATTGTTCAGTCTCAAAGAGATAATCTTGATTTAGGTCAACAAATAACTGCTGGATGGGATGACTCTTTGGCAGCCATCAAGAATTTCTCTAAGGGAGGTGTTGCTGCATTAGGTGGATTATCAGGAAAGCTAAGAAGCATGAAAGTCCCTGAAACCATGATTAAAAAAATCCTGGGCATGGACGCAGATGAATGGGAAAAGCGTAAGGGAGAACTATTTAATCTTGATGAAAATGGTGCAATTACAAGTCTTAATGCAGCTGGAGAAGCAGTTAAGCAAGCCATGGCTACCACAACAATTGGAAACTATGTTAGCGGACAAAAAGGTTTAACGGCATCTATTGGTGACCAGGTGTCTGCATACCACAAGCTGGTTGGTGCTGGGATGGCCGCTGGAGATGCTTATGATATGGTACAGGATAAGGCTTTAGCTTCTGCAATTGCAACAACTAAGAGTTCTGCAGATATTGCTGCAGCAGCTCAAGCGGCAACGGAAGCTTTAAAAGCACAAAAAGAACTAGAAGACATAAAAAAAGAAGAGCAAAGAAGAAATGCTATTCGTGATGCAATTAAAAAAACAAATAAAGAATTTGAAAAACAAAGAAAAATAATTGAATATTTAAATAAAAATAGAAGCCAGTATACTAATGAACAGATTAGTGCAATTATGAGTGATAAAAACTTGCGTGATCTTGTTCTAGAACCAAAAATTGATAAAGGTGCATTGGCAAAGGCTTTAGCTAATGCTGAACAACAAGCTAACCTTGAATTAAGTATTAAGAAGCTAACTGTTGGTGGACAATCTGATGTATTTC